AAAACCTTATCTAAATAGACAAATCCTCCACCGCTTATATGTTCTCCTAAATCACACTCAACAGTTGCTACGTTCTTATTTAGGTTTCTTATGTTTTGATAAGTCATAAAAGTTATCAAATCTACTGCTCCTAAAGGAGTACCACTAGGACAAGATGAATACCAATTCTCTAAGAATGTGCCATCGGAAGCACATAAAACACCTTTATTAGATGAATAATTATAAGTTGTAGGATAGTTATTGCCATAAGGTTGTTCAAATACTTTTAAAGTAGATTGAATAGTATTATCAGCTACAAAGTTTGCTTCGATAAACTTTACTTCACTATCTCCTCTTTGTATGATAAAGTTTTGAAGTGATGTTGATTGACCTGATGCATCACAAACTATTTTAAACTTTAAATACCCAAATATTGCAACACCTGATACAAAATATGGTGGAATATCTCTACTATATGTAGATAAAGTTTCAGATGGATTTATTGTTATATTTTGTAATGTAGTTTGCCATTGCCCATTAGTATCTAAATATCTAAGTCCTCCTGCCGTATTCATTGAAATTTGCAATTTAGCACCTGTTGAAGTTATATGTTCAAAACTTAACTTAAAAGGTACTTCGCCAATGTAAGGAAGGAAATAATTTATAGCAATTAAATTACCATTTTCAATACTAGCAGAACCACTTGTATTTCTTACTATTGAAACTTTATCAAATTGACCTGCCGTATCTGGAACTATTGTTGCCGTTGAATCTCCTGTTGCAGCTAGAATAAACCCAGTCGCAGTATTAGTTGGGAATGCATTTAACTTTAAGTTTCCATTGTCGCAATAGTTTAAAGCTGATTCATAAGCACCTCTACCTTGTATATTGTAAAATCCTTTCTTTAATAGCTTTATTTGACTATTATTTATAAAATGCACATTGCCATCTGCATAAGGAAGTATGTTAACTGTATTGTTTAAAACACCACTACTTGTTATTGTAGGAGTAGCTAAAATATTATATTTAGTAAAATAATTTGTAGATGCTGCCATTTCATTCATTGAAAATATACACCAGTCTCCATTGGCTTGAAACATTCTACAATTAAATGATGTCATTATTTTGCCAATAATATCATAGTATGATTCACCCATAAAATCCCTTCTATACTGATAGATTTGGCTAAATGGCTCGTTACTTACGCCATCTTGTCTATCAAGCATACCCCCTGCAAAGTATGAACAAGCCACAACTAAATTAAGTACATCTGGATAAGCTAATAATTTTAAGCCATCACTAATTACATTTAATTGAGTGTCTAATTGATTAATACTATCATCTCTTACATATTCAATATTTTGCATAAAAGAAATACCATCAATACAAGTAAAGTCAGCTTGAGTTATGCCTGTTGAAAAACCCATTTGAGTATAATCATTAAACATATAACCTCTCCACATTACGTTTGTACTTTCTTTAAGTATTACATAATACTTCCTATCATCTTGACTAAGTACATTAGGGAATTGGTCGTAATCATCTTGCGTTTCTAATAATATAGAAAAGTTAACCTGAGTTGATATTATTGTTGGGTATGGATATTCCTCGTTTGAGTTAGGCTGAACTATTATTGATACTGGCTTATAGGTTTTAACTATCCCAGCAACATAATCTCTCTCATATATCTCAAGTACTTGGTTAGTACCATTCCTTAAGATTTGAGTTATTGTATATCTTAATCCGTAAGGCATTATGCTAAACTGATTGATTGTCCTTTAATATTTGATGCCTTTTGACTTCTATTTACTGCAAGTAATAAGTCTTGACCTCTTAATACAAATTGACCCCCACTACCAGCAGAACTACCACTCATTGCTCCTGCGTTAAAAGAAGTATTTAAGAAACTTGATAACTTACTTAAAGGCATAATTGCCTCATGTCCAGCCTCTCCAATTAAACCTAAAGATGGTCCATTAGTAATACCTCCTTTAGCATTTTTAGTAACACCAAGACCTAATAAATTCATTAGCATATTTAAAATTCCTCCTCCTCCTGCTGCTGCACCTGCTAATCCTGTTCCACTTGTTGCAAGACCTGCTTGTATATAAGCTAATAATTGTGCTCTAATAATTGCAAATCCTAAATCTGCTGCAAATTGCAATACTGAATTACTTAATGCTTCAAATACATTTTCTCCTTTCATTAAAGCATCAAAAGCACTTTGTAATGAATTTGTAACTCCACTTGCCATTTGATTAGCAAATTGATTAGCTTCCATATTTGCTTGAGCAAACCCTTCTTTAGTTTGTTTAAGGAAATCACTTAATTCATTTTTGGTAGTTCTAATTTTACCATTCAAATTTTCATCAAACATTCCAAATAAACTACCACTACCTATATTTGCTGCCTCAGGAATTTTACTTATAAATGGTGTTTTACTTAGTTGCTCTCTTGCTTGTTCTTCTAAAGATGCATCATAAACTCCATCAGATATTAACTTTACAGGAGATTTAATTTTTGGTTCTTTCTTAGGTTTTACAATCTTATCTGGACTAGGTAATAAAGTAATATTTTGTAATGCTTTAAAAGTTCTAGCTTCTAAATTAGCAATATTTTTTTCAATTTCTTTACCTAAAATATCATATTGAGTATTTACTTCTAATTTTAATTCATCAATTCTTTTTTGATAAGCACCCTTACCAGCTTTAAAAAATCCTAAACCTTCACCTTTATCTAATTTTTGTAACTCTGCATTTCTTTTTTGTTCATTTTGTATTTGCTCTGCATACAATTTATCTAATTGTGCAGCATTATTTTTTTCAGTAGCTACTGCACCACTTTGAATTGCTGCTTGGTTTACTAAAGTAGTATAGAAAGCCTTATCTGCTCCAAGTTTTGCATCTTGTATAGCCTTACTATCTCCATATAGTTTTTTTAGTTGCTTTAATGCTTCTTCTTGTTGTGTTTTATTCCCACCTGTAATAAGTTCAACTAAAAGTATTCCTTTAGTTCTTTTAGTTTGTTCTTGACCTATTAACTTATAAATTTCTTGTGCAACTTTATTTAATTCATCTCTAAACTTTTCTAGTTCGCTAGTTGGTCCTTTAAAGAATTCTGATATTTCTTTGCTAAAAGTAACTGCTAAAGAAGATACTACACCAATTGCAACTCCAATACCTGCTGGTCCCATTAATCCAGAAACCATTGCTTGTAATGCCTTCTTAGTTCCACCTTCGGTTTGTGCTAATCTTTGGAATGACTCAACCATAGGGTTTAAGTTATTCGCAATACCCATTATACCATAAGGAGCATCTTGAGCAATTCTAGAGAAGTTTATAAGAGATTGAGATGCATCTCCTAAAGGCTTACCTAATTGATTAGCTTGTTGCTTTAAATTACTAATTGTAGTGTTTAAATTAGCTATGTTTTTATTTAAATAGTTAATTTCTCCAATACTTGTAGCTTTCTTTAATGCACTTTCAAATTGGGCAAGTGTATTTTCGGCAGCTTTTAAGCTAGATTGTAACGATGAAACATCTGCATCAATGCTAATGCTAAACTTATCAAAATTTTCTGCCATCTTATATTAATTTACTCCGTACAATTTTAATGTCCTTGCCAATTGGTCATTCGTTAACATTACCTTTTCCTCATCAACATCTAAATCATCAATAGCTGGTATGCTCCAAAATGCCTTAATTGACTTAGGCGATTTTTCAGTAGTGTTACTTAAATATACAATATAGGCAAGGTTTCTAGTCCTTGCCCATTCGTTTAACTCTTGCCTTTCTTTACCCATTACGATAATAGAAAAGTCTTTCCAAGTCATCTCCCAAAACTCGTTTGGGCGTATATTACATTCAGCAGCCTTAACTAAAATATCATCCCAATTTAGCTTTGTTAGACTTTTTTTTTTCTTCTTTAGGAGTACCTTGCACTGCCGTAATTGTGTTTTGCACAATATACTTTAAGTAACCAAGTACTTGCCCTTCGGATTGAAAAATTGAGCCTATTTCATCCATCCAATCGCAAACATCGTTTTCAGTATATTCAACTTCTTGTTTATTTGTTAAACAAGCTGATTTATATCCGATATATATTAATTTAACAATAATATCTAAATCAAATTGATTATTACCTAGAACTTCAAAGTATTTGTCTATTGTGATATTTCGTTCGTTACAAAATTCACGCATTGACCAAGTACCCCATTTTAATTGAATTGTGTTGTTGTTTAGTCTTAATTCAAACATAGGTTATTGTTTATGCAGTTTCAGTTTGTGTTAATGGTGGTACAGTTACTACAAAAGTTGCAGTAAATTTAACATCATCTTTATCGTCAGCGTTTACTTCAAAATCGCTAATAAATACCTGACCTGAATAAACTATATCACCAGAGGTTGGAGTTGCTTTACCCATCTTCATATTAAAAGATGTTCTTGCAGCGTGAGCAGCATACAATTGTTGGTAAGAATCCTTACTTGGAGTTCCTGTTTCATCAATTGCAAAACCATCACCTTTGAATGATT